GAAACATGCAAAACGCAGAGATGGGGAAGTTTGGATTTCTATGGCTTCTGAAATTGTAGATACTCCAAGAAAAGTTATGGTTGAATTATCTGATGGTACCAAAAAAGAAACTCAGGTAATGGATACTATAATAGATAAAGAGACTGGTGACCTTATTACTGTTAATGATTTACGAAGAGCTGAGTTTGAGGTTTTTTCTAAAATAGGTCCTAGTTATTCAAGTCAAAAAGAACAAACCATTGACAGATTAGAAACATTAATGATGCAGATGCCTTCTGAAGATCCTGTAAGAAAGGCTTTGCAACTTAAAATACTTGCTCTTTCAGATGGTGTTGAGTTTGATGATATAAGAGATTATGTAAATAAACAGTTAATAATGATGGGTATTAGGAAACCACAAACTCCAGAAGAAGAAGAGTTTGCAAAACAAATGCAAAATCAACCTAAACAACCAGATGCTGCTACAATGATAGCTATTGCAGAGAATAAGAAAGGAGATGCTGATCTTCTTGAGCAAAAACGTAAAGGAATCGAAATGCAATTAAAAGCACAAAATGATGAAAGACAATCAGCTATTGATGCTTTTGATGCTGAAACCAAGCGTATGAGTGTAATGATTGATTTAAAAGAGGCAAATGCTAAAATTGATATGGATGGTATAGAAGCTCTTGGTAAACAAGTTGATAGAGCTACTAAACTTATAGATTTAAAAGATGTAACTAAAGATGTAAATAAACAACTCTCAAGTGGGAGTGGTTAACAGAGATGAACTGGTTAAACATACAAGTACTTGTGCTTTACACAAGGTCCCTTACATCAAGGAGGATATGATGGCTGAAGAAAATCTGGCAGAAAAAGAAGCAGCAGAAAAAGCAGCAGCAGAAAAAGCAGCAGCAGAAAAAGCAGCAGCAGCAGCAGCAGCAGAAAAAGCAGCAGCAGCAGCAGCAGAAAAAGNNNAGAACTTGGAGAAGATGGTAAACCTATAAAAGTAGTAGAAGACTGGATGAAAGAAGATGATGACCAGACATCATCTGAGGTTATGCCAGTTAGTGCACACATACGTGCTAAACGAAAACTAAAAGGAAGAATTGGAGAAAAGGATACTGAGATTGAAACTCTCAGGAATGAAATTGCGGAACTCAAAGAAAAAAAAGTAGTGTCTCCCGCAAAAGACGAAACTCTGATAAGACCTAAAGAAGATGATTATGAATCTTTAGAAGCTTATCATACTGCCCTGGATGAGTATGAAGACAAACGGATTGAGTCTAAGTTTTCTGTTGTACAAGGGAAAACCCAACTTCAAGAATCACAAAAGAAGGCGATTCAACAACTTAATGACAATGTAGATAAGCATTATATGCGAGCTGATAAGTTGATTGAAGACAGTGGCATTTCAGCAGAAACTTATAAACAATCTGATGAAGCAGTAAGGAACGCCATTGAGGTGGTTAGACCAGGGCAGGGCAATTTAGTTGTTGATCAAATGATTTCAGTCTTGGGGGAGGGTTCTGAGAAAGTTATATATAAACTGGGAAGAAGCAAAGCTCTTCGTGGTGAGCTAATAACTCTTCTTTCAGAAGACCCTCATGGTTTAAAGGCAATAGCCTTTTTAGGTGAACAAAAAGCGAAACTATTAAACACCAAAGGAAGAAAATCAAATGCTCCTGCTCCTGTTAATGAAGTAAATGGAGATGCTACATCATCTAGTAAAGAGCGAGTTTTTAAAAAGAAGTATGATAGTGCTCATGAAAAACACAATTCACAAGCTGCTTATAATGCTAAGAAAGAAGCAAAAGCTGCAGGCATTGATACTTCCAAATGGTAATGAAAGGTAAAAAATTATGTCTTTATCAACAGGTAAAGTAGCAGAAGTAATATTTGAGAAGTTTAAGGAAACTTATGAGAATCAACAATCTCTCCTTACTCTTGTCGACTTTCACGAACCTCCAGGAGGTTCAATGCAGAATGCCAGCAATGTGATTTGGTATCCTGTGCAACAACATGCTCCAATAATCGCTGGTTGGGATTTAACAGGGACGGAAACAGGAATAATTGAGGAAACCTATCCTGCCGTTCTCGGTACCCCAAACAATGATTTTGTACAAATGAGAGCGGATGATCTCCGGGATCAACGCTTTTGGGAACGTAGAGCTGAGCAGTCCGGCAAACGTCAAGCGTCAGAATTGAATTCTGATATAGCATCTGCCATCGTAACTCAAGGTTCTTTGTTTTATCGATCCAATGTGACCAGTGGTTATGAATTCATTGCTCAGGCCCAAGCCCTTATGAATGAACGGCAACTCAATCAAACGCAGAGGAATTTTGTCCTTAATGATCGGGATAACCTTATCTTTGGTACCGACTTAGCGGCTCGTCAAACCCTACAAGGAAGGCCGGCAGAAGTTTGGAAGAATGGGCAGATTGGTAAAAACGTTGCAGAATTTGATATTTATACCGGTTCTTTTTTGCCCAATATAACAGGGGCAGCTGATCCTGTAGTAACAATAGATGCTGATCAGGCTTTTGTTCCTTCAGGTGGTACAGTAAATGCTGTTACACGTGTTGTGACAAATGTTGATTACCGAGAAGCTACTTTGTTGGTTAATGACTCTGCTCTTTTAGCAGTTGGAGACAAATTCACTATAGAGAATGGTGCAGTTGTTATTCAGTCTATTGGTCTCGGGGATAAGAATCCATCCGGTCAAGCAATGACTTTTACGGTTATTGAATTGACAGATGATACTCATATCAGAATTTATCCAAAACCGATTGCTGCAAACCAAGTAGGAATCACAGTTCTTCAAGCAGCTTATGCCAATATTAACACGGCCATCCTGAATACTGCTACTATTACTCGCCTCAATATTGATGCGGTTAATAAAGCAAATATTTTCTGGGATAAATCGGCGATTGAAGTTATTGGTGGTACAATTCCAGCTGAGCTCTTCAAACAGTATGATGGTATGAAGGTTATTACAGATACCATGCCTAATGGCCTCAGAGTCTATATGGTTTATGACGGGGATATGGCGACTATGAATTTCCGATTCAGAATATTTACTTGGTACGGAATCACAGTTTCCAATCCTTCAAATTGTGGAGCCGCAGTTACTTTCTAATCTAATAACACAACCTTAGGTGGGGTATAAAAGCCCCACTATAAAATAGGGAGAATTAAAAATGGCAAATGCACGATGTCTTGAATTTGCACACCATAACCTTGTAACAGAAAATGAGGCAGACCTTACCTCAGCTGTTGCTGAAGGTACCTTGGTTATTCCAACATCCCAACCTTATGTTGCTAAAACTTTGGGTGCGGGTGCTGAAGCTCTTACGTTGGCAAATGGTGAACCTGGTCAAGTTCTTGTTATTAATCTTGCAGTGGCTGGTGGTGGACTTGGAACTCTTACTCCAGCAACCCTAACAGGATTTGCTTCTATTGAATTCTTAGGGGCCAGTGATCAGGCTGTCCTATTGTTTGTTAATACTATAATGGGATGGATTATTCTTGGAGTATCTGGAACTGATGCTCCACCTGTAATTAATTAACATTAACTTTTGAGGTGGGGCATAAAGTCCCACCTTAACAAGGAGGAAGAAAAATGAAATTTACAAAGTATTTGTTTAATATGCTTTTAGCACTTATGCTTGTTTTTACTATAGGCTTAAGTGCTAATGCTGCTCAAAGAGACTATTTTCACACTGGTTTAGATGTCTCAAGGAGTCAGCTTAAATCATTGGTAGATGGTTGGAATGGAGCATTGGGTTTTGCAGGTGGTGAGAGTGTAGCTGCTCTTGATGGTACTACATATTATGTGAACACAAATATTACTGTCCAAGGAGATGGTGAAACTTGGGATGCAGCTTTCAAAACTATTACTAAGGCTCTTACAGTTGCTATAATGGAAAATGATGTTATTATTGTAGCTCCTGGAAGTTATGATGAAGGTGCTACCTTAAATATCACAACTAAAGGGTTAACAATTAAAGGTTCTGACCCAAGTGGTGGGTGGCAGAATCGTGCTACAATTACTAGTGATGATAGCACACATCATTTGATGACCATTAATGCTAATAATGTAACAATTCAAGGTCTTGGTTTTGGATTTGAAGGTGGAGACACATTTGATGCTATTAGAGTTTCTACAACAGCTGCCAGATATTGAAAAAAAAAAAAAAATTGNNGCCAGATATTGTGTTACTATCAAAAATTGTAGATTTGATGGTTGGTCTGGTGAATATGCAATTTATGCTGATGGAACTTATGATTCTCCTGATTTAGCAATTCTACATAATGAGTTTAGAAGCTGGCAGACTGCTTCTATTAGAGTTGATGTTACTCGAGGTTTAATTGAAGGAAATATTATTATAATTGGAGCAGCTTCTACTAGTGGTATTATGCATATGCCTACAGGTGGAAATCGACCTGATACAACCATTATAAATAACAAAATTTTTGGAGTGTATAATGATGATACTGGTATTGAAATTGATGGAACACCTACTGAACGTTATTTTCATATGTCAGGTAATAGTGTTGTAGGTTGCGAACTTCCGGTTACTTTATCTAAATATACTAATTGGTATGTGGGTAATTATTGGGGTAAAGAAAATTGGCGTTATGTTCCTGATACAGGGCGTGAAGCTGCTGAAGCTAGGAATGCTTTTGGGAACATTTTTTATGTTGATGGTAATATTGCTGTAACTGGTCTTGATGGTCGTTGTTGGGCATCAGCATTTAAAACAATAGCAACAGGACTTGAAGCTGCTGATAATGATATTCCAACTCATCAGAACTTTGCCAGAAGAAATACTGTTTATGTAAGTGGTGATGGTATTACAGAAACTTTAGTTCTTGCAGCAGAAAAAACTGATTTAGTCGGAGTTGCTTCTGACTTTGGATCAAAACCATATATTACAGGTAATTTTACTATTGGAACAGCTGTACAAAAATTTAGAATCTTTAATATGGCTTTTGTTGGTACTACTACAGATCCAGTAATTACTTTTCCAACTGGAATGCATTATTGGGAACTCCATGATGTTGATATTCTCAAATCTGAATTACGAGTTAATACTTCAGGAATTTCATCAACTAATAGCCGAAATTGGGTAATGAAAGGTTGCAGAGTTGTAGCTGATATGGGTCATGCACGACAAACTATTGGAGTTACCTTTCTTACTGATTCAAGTATGGGCGTAATGGATGATTGTTTCATTGAAGGAGTTGAAGCTGTCAATGTAGCTACTGCTGCTGTAAATACAATTTTCAAGAACTCTACTTTAGTTGCAACTGCCTTAACTCTTGATGATGATACAAATGATGTTTATAATACTAATATGAGATTTATTTCAGATGCTGCTGCTGGTGATGCTGATGGTGTTGGTATTATTGATTGGAATGCTGCTGAAGCTGTTGGCTGTGAAGCTACTTCATCTGATTCAGCTGGTCCAATACCCAATTTAGATGCTCTTAATTAACTTGTTAACATAACCTTTAATTAGCCCCCATTCTTAGTTGAATGGGGGCATTGTAGGTAGAAGGGCATTAACCAAATATAAAGGAGAATAAAATGTCATTAGTAATGTGGAGAAACGGTGGGTTTAAGATATGTGATCCATTTTCATTTAAACAAGAACTTAAAAATGGTTGGTTTCCATCCAAAACAAAAGCTAAAGCAGATACTGAGGCAAGAGCTAAAGCAGAAGTTGAAATTAAAGCTAAAGCTAAAGCAGATGCTGAAGCAAGTGCTAAAGCTAAAGCAGATGCTGAAGCAAGTGCTAAAGCAAAAGCAGAAACTAAAGCTAGAATTGAAGCAAAAG